TGACCCGTTTCCATCTACGTCCCCAGCGATGTCTACTCCACTGTTATCATCGACTAGAATCGCATCACTATCTCCGAAGTTGTTACCGTTCGCGTCTGTGAAGAACATTCGGTAAATCGCGTCTGTATCTCTTACGAGAGTTGAACTAAAGTTTAGTGTGACAGAAGCAACGAATGGGAATGTGTGGTCAGTTTGGGTATTGTCGACAAACGTAATTCGGTTTGTGTCACCAGAAACGAAGTTGTCAATGAATACTCCGCCTCCACCTCCCGATGGGTTGTTCACAAACAATGTCCGCAAGATACCTGTACCGTTACCCGCTCCACCAACGAATCGTAGCAATTCATCTGATACCTGCCCAAGCAATGTGCTGGCGTCATCGTCGATGTCTGTGTTCTGTCGGAGTTGGTACTGTACCCACTCGTAAATCTGCTCAGCGCTACCGTTGTTACCGTCAATAATAACTCCGAAGTCGCGTGCTGTCGCTCCAATGGTGCGAGATTGAGCTGTCGCGTAGAACGTGATGCCCATTCCTGTGTACGGCGCGTTAGCGGCGATTGCCGTGTCCGTTGCGGTCACGTTTAAGTCCGTTCCTGTCGCTACCGTTACAGAAAATAGCTTCGGAGGAAGCAAGCTGGCCTCACCGTTTGCGCTAGTCGAACCTTTTGAGAATAGTTGACCTTGCTCACGGTTGTACACTTTGATGTCAGACGAACGGTTGAATCCGTCAGCGTATGCGCCGTCACCGTTTGGGTCACTAATGATTTGAACTACCTCAGCCGTGTTACCGGTGTAAGTAAAGTCCGTTGGACCGGCTCCAAGGTCGTAGTAAATCCGGTCATCTGATTCGGCTCCTAGAATCGCGATACCTGCCCAGTGTTCAGTTACATTTCCGGCTGTGTTACGCACAAGGAATCCACCTCGCCGTAGCAAGTTTCGTGTGGTTTGGTCAGCCCAGTTCCAGCCGTCTTTAAGCTCGTAGAACTCATCGGTAATCGGCACGAATGGGAAGTCGAATGGGATTAACGAAGCATCGTTTTTCCATTCCTCTTTAATAAATGAATAGACAGTTTTGAGAACAACACCATCAGCATCCAAGTTGCCTGCTTCAATCAGTTGGATTGTCTGAGCGCCAGTGTCGATGACAACCTCTGTCGCTTGGTTCAAATTGTCTGGGTCAGTGATTAACATAAAAAATGTTTTATTAAATAATGTTGTTCCGTATTTGCTTTAGTATACCAGACCATTTCGTGTAAGTGTAATAGCTACTTAGAATAATGCCTGAACGTCTGTCAATGTAGTGGGTTTTGTCACAAAGAAAACGTAATCCACCTCGAACGTGATTCTGTTTGTGCGCTTCACATCCGTGCTAAAAACAACGTACAGGTATGTCGGGTCACTGAACGGTATGCCTTGCTCTAGAGCGCGCTCAATGATGGCGACAACGTTGCTAAAGTTTACGTGCAAGGTTTCCTCTTTTATCTCTACGTTGATTTGCTCTTCACCAAAATTAACCAAGATGGATTCATCGGTGATGTTGATGTTGATGTGCTCAGTAACCATCTCAGCGCTCAACTGTTCCTCTGTGATGTGAGCTTCAACTGACATAACTAATCTTTTACTTTTTCTTGGATTTCCCAGTGACCAACGTATACCGTCCGGACGTCCGTTCCGTTTTCTAGCTGGATGTCAAACACGTAATCGCAAAAGTCCATATTTACTGTGTCTGCAGGGTCGATGGTGAACTGAGTGATTCCGTTTGGCGCGTCAGTGTGCGCGGTAACTGATTTTGTAATAAGCGCATCTGCATCTGCATCCTCTTTATTCTTTTTGATGGTCAGTGTCGCTGTGTAGCCGTTCAGGTTAAATGGAGTAGTAACATCGTCTACTGTTTTGGTTAGCGTGATAGGTAGTATTTTGGTTGTACCTTTGTATTGAATGATGTTTTGCATATGGTTGATTGTACCACTATCCACGCTCTCGAACGAATCAAGAACGTGGTAGTGAAGCAATTACTTGCCAGTCATTCGAGACATAAATCCTTTCGGTTTATCGTCTGGAGTTTTGGTTTCGTCAACTTCTACCTTTTCAATCAGACCCTCAGCGAATGATTCAGCAGCGAGCTGTGTCAATTCGATTACGGTGCCAGCCTCGTGAACGGTTCCACGTGGGAACTCTACGCCCTTTAGGACTGTATAACCTGATTTATCATCGCCAGAGTTTAATTCCTCTTGAGCTTTGATTTCTTCATCTACTTTGGCTTTCGCCTCTGCATCAGCTTTCGCTTTTGCAGCTTCATCGGTACCCTTGTCGTTACCAGCGTTGCCTCCCTTTGAAGCAAGTTTGATTCCGCAAGCGACACGAGCACTTTCGTTGAACCGGACGTTTCCAACATCTCCGAGCTTTTCGAGCGCTTCAATGTTTTCTACCCAGTCCGTACAAATGTGAACACCGTGCTTTACCTGCAAGACCTTTGCAAATGTTCCGCTTGAGTTTACGACAACTGCACCAACTTTGTATACTTTTGGTTCTGTATTTTCAGACATAAGCATTAAGTTAATTTAGTAATCTCCTAGCCAGCTTCCACTCTGGTTAGACCTCAAGTGCAGTGATTCCTGCAGCGAATGTACCTGTCAAGAACGCTCCTACGTGGTTTGTACGCACGTATGATGCAGCTCGACGTGATAGTCGCATACTAATCATATCTTTCTCGAAGTCATCTACGTTTTCAGTAGCAACTTGGAGCGATAGACCTCGACGATTTGCAACCACCATCTTTCGGAAGTCTCCAATAAGGAATGACCCAGCAACGATAGTTGTGTTTTCGACGATTCGTACACCCTTGATAACAGTTCGCTCGGCAGTGGTAAACGGTGGCATAACGTAGTGACCGTCAGTACCTTTTTCCAAGTCCAGTCCAGCCGCGTCAATGTGGTTTAGACAAATAGCGGTAGCTTGGAATTTCCCTTTACCTGCGATTGCGATTTCCGCGATTGCAGCTCGGAGAACGTCGAACTTGTTAGCTGTACCAGCATCGAATGTGCCAGCCAGTCCGCCTCCAGTGAATGTTGGAGCCGTAGTCAAGATTCCAGTAAACTTACCTACACCGTTTCCAGTAAGGAGTTCATTGTCAAACTTGATTCGGAGGTCTTCAACAAGTGAAGAACGAACGAATGAAACAAGCTGAGGCGCGTCTTCAAGGATTTCGTTTGATGCTTTTGACATCACGGCAACCTTGTAAACGTCAGCAGATTGAACACCGAATGTGTATTCCTTTTCTGGGAACTTCGCAAGCTCAGCGGTTGTAGCCGGTTCGCCTGATTCAGTAAGAACTTCCACCCAAGTCACTTTGTCAGAGCCGGTTGTGCCGGTCGTAGCAAGCTCTTCAATGAACGGAGTTTCGACAGGGTCACGTGTGATCTCGCTTTGACGGTCTTCAAGGATAACTTCACCGGTCAGTGAGTTAAGCTCTGAGAGCGTTTTCAGTTCGATTTCGTGTGACTTGCCTGCGCCACTTTTGACGAGCGCAAATCCTTTCTTGATAGCCTCAAGGTCAAGTCCCTTATCTTCGGTATCTGTGACACTGCCTTTCAGCGCATCTACAAGTGCCTTTCGACTCTCAGCCATAAACGTACCGCCGAGGTTCATACTCTTTAGAACAGCTTGCGCTTGCTCTTTTGCAGTCTTAGTGATGAACGCTTTCAGCTCATCAGCCGCTCCACTTTCTTCTACCGCTTCATCCGCTACTTCGGCTTCACCCTCAACGTGTTCAGGTGTACCCTCTGGAGCTACGATGTTTTCACCGTCCTCAGACTTGATGAAATTACCTTTGGTGTCAACGAGATAATTTACCCCATCAACTGTTTTGAATTTGAACATAATAAATTACGATTAATTCTTAATAAACAAGTAGCCATTTCAGGGTGGGGTGTGTTATCTACCTCTTGATATTCTTATGTAGTTTTGTTGAGTTCGCGAATCGCGGAATCAAAGTTTTTCCAGACTTTTGCTTTGGCAATTTCTTTTTTGTTTGCCACGATGGGTTCTGGTTTGTCTTTTGGCTCCTCAACTTCTTTTTCTACAATAGCAGGTTTTGTATCCTGAAACAACTCTTTGAACGCAATAAGGTGCTCAGTCATTTCTTTTGCCTGTGTAGCGTAGTCCATCGTTGCTACTACGGGTGCGATGTCGATTCCTTTTTGCTTCGCGAGCGCGAGCTGGTTTGCTGGGATTGAGACGAATGATAGTTCTAGAATGTTTGCGCCTCGGAGTACGAATGAATCGTTTACCATTTCCCCTGACTCTGGAATGAATCCGATTGAAACAGCAGACATATATCCGCCTTTGTATAAGTTCCAATATGTTTTTGCGAGGTCGTATTCCTCAACTGCAAACTGGACCGTCCCGATTAGTGCTTTGATGCCGTTGATCGTTTCAACTCGCATATTAATAACCTTAGCGACCGCTTTGGCATTATGGTCGTGACTCGGAAGCACAACGGGGTTGAGCATATATTCCGTATACTTGATTGAGTCGATGTCGACGATGTCGCCGTGCCTGTCCTCAATCTCGATAGTCATCACGAAGTCAATCGTATAATTTTTCTCGTCGATTGAATCTGCCTTTGTGAGCGCTTGTAAGAATTTCTTTTCCATAGTCTAATTTTATCATTGTCTAATAACGGGTGCAATCGTACATCTGCAGTTAATCGAATGCTGGGATGGGTATTCCTCTCCATTTGGGAACGCCGTACCTTTATCGACTACCTTGCTGTCATTCAAGATGTGTTCCTCGCGCACTTTTCCGTCTTTAGCACTTATCCACATTTTTCCTGCCACGCGTTCCTCTTTTTCAAACGCTCGCTGGATTCCGATGTTTGTCAGTAAGTTACCCTCAGTCTGAGCGATGCGTTTTGCGCGCGTTCGCTTTTCTTTTGTAGTGCCTTTCCAATCGTCAAACATCTGGAAGATTTTCCGCGCTGTCTTATCCCGACCATCTCCATTCGCTCGACCCTCCGCAACGATGCTAAGGATTTTGTCATACGTGACGCCGGTGACGTTGATAGCGAAGAACAATGCGCGCTCTTCGATTCGCTTCATCAGCTCTGAGTCCAGTGTGAAGTCATCTACTTTTTCGTAGAACGCCTTGATGGGTGTGATTCCAACATTTCCTGAGCGTACCGCCATAGATGGGAACGTCTGGAGCGCCAATCGTTTTGCTACTTCACCCTCCGCCTGAATATCAAAGATGCCGTCCGCTGTTATCATATCCTTTTCCTCTAGGTTTTCGACAGCCTCTTGAACTCGCGCCTTTTGCTCGCGGAAGTACCGTTTGGTTTCGCGTTCCATATAGTCGATGTTCGTGTCCGCTGAATTGTGTACGCTTTTCAAGTATGCGTTTTTGTATTCTGCTGTTGGTGTCGTCACGTAATCAACTTTGACCGCCTCTTTTATCTTCATTTCTAAATCAATCATTGACCCAACTTTTTTGTATAGTGCCGGACGTCCTTTGAATGCGTTTTCGATTCGGACCGCCGGTGTTGGCGCTGATGATGCGATGTCATCGTGCCCATCTTCAGCCTCGTACCCGAGTAACTCGCGCGCGGTGTTAGTTGAAATGACGCCTGCCTTTTTCAGCTCGACAGCCTCTTTGACTTTTGCTTCTCTATCCTCGGGAACAACCTCCTCAGACTTGAGCAAGATGGGTTCATTGTAAAACGGTTCAATCATTCGCTCATTAAGCGCCTCCACGAATAGCTGTACGAGTGGGTTGATGGTGAACTTGAGAAACTTTTTCATTCCTGCATCTGAGCCGTTCGACAAGCCTCCCATATCCTCTAACGTGACGAGCTCTTTTGGTACTCCAAGCGCCGCAAACAAGTCATCTCGAATGAATCGTAGTGATTCCATAAAGTCCATATCCCGTGAGTTGAGTGACACTTGCTGGTAGTTCATTTCTGAACTGATGATTGCTACTCGCTCATCTTTGTTTTTACCGCTAAAAGTATTCTTCATTTTCTTTTTCAACTTATCAGCAGCCTCTTGAGACTCCAATCCTTTCACTGACAAAATACCGTCTGGACGGCCATTGTTCTCAAATACATTTTTCTGCAACTCCATCGCTTTTTGCTCAGCCGTCATTCGTGTTAATGCTGGTCTGAGCGCACTCGCGCCTCGTATTGGGTTTTCGGGGTCTGGGAACTTTACGTGAATCATCTCAGTGCTGTCCAGTTCTATAACCTCAGAACCTGAGTAGATTTTGTAAATTGGTTCTGGACCGTTGCCTCTATCTTTGAACTCTACCTGAACGATGTCCGGTCGGACGTTTACCATTCCGGTTATGTTTACTCCATCGGCTCGTATCAGTCGAATGAATGTCTCAGCCGACAACTTCATATTGATGGCGAAGATTCTTAGGAACTCAGTTTTGGTCTGATGTTCGTTTGGCTTGTAAATCAAATCAAGCAGGGGGTGACTGACCAATTTTTCTGTATCACCCTCCAAGTTTAATACTCTGAACAGGTCAAATTCTATTTCTGCAGTTACAGTTGCGATTTTGTCTACGGCGATGAATGTGTAGAGTGACTTTTTGTAGTTTTTAATCAACTCGCTTTCAGTCACGTTATCGCTGAACGATGACAATTCCATCCCCATTCCGCCTCCAGCAAAAATAGCTGCAGTTTCGCCTGTCACTGTGAATGCTTTGAATGCGTTTATTGCGCGGTCTTTTAATTTCATATCTTATGCAAAGTATACAGTATCGGTGTTCAGTAATCCATTAATTAGGTGGACTAGCGCGTCAACCATATCATCGTGTTCGTCGATACCGAATGCTAATAATTCCTCAATCATCTCAATGATGTCCTCAGTTTCATTTTCTGGGAACATCACCATTCCGCTTTTGATGTAACTACTAACGGCAACCAATCGCGACCGTTTGTCTTTACTAACAGTCATCCCCTCCACTGGCAATCCGTTCCGTTGCATCACCTGGATAGCCGATTTTTGGTAAGCAACATCTTCAACAAAGAAGACTGACCCCTCCGGCATTACTAGCCGTTGCTGTTTGGCTTTTTCCATCGTGGTAGCGAAGTCCATCCGTTGCTTCACGTTGTTCTTCATAATCAGCAAGCGCCTCTCACCGTAATCGTTCTCAACGATGCACCCCTTAATCATCGCTGTGTAATCGGCCGTGCTTTTTTCACTGATGGCAAGGTCGACTCCAACGCCCCCTCTGAGCTTTGGACGCTGTAGCCAGTCATCGGTGTACGTGTGTATATCCTCGCGCTTAATCACCTGATCCTCGTCATCTACTAATTTCAGCAGGTACTCTCGATTCCAAATGATATGACCCAATCCTTTACCCGCGAGCATCACCTTGCGTTTTTCTTTTTCTACGGATTCCATATCGGGGTACAGTCCAGTCCAAGTAATTTTGCCGTCCTCATCTATCAACGGGATTCGGTGAACACGTACGTCATCGCTTTTCATCAAGTTGGCAATCAAGCAATCCTTGTGCACCAAGTTTCCAAGCATAACGATTTTTACGCTTTCACCAAGCACCCCCTGAGCAGTGGCGTTAATCACCTCGGCAAAGAACCATATTCGCGTTGCCTTGCGCTTCTCAGCCGTTTTAACAGCCTCAATGTCCTCAAGGTCATCTACGATGATGGTGGTGATTCGGTCATCTTCGAACTTACGCCCTCGGAGCTTTTGGCCTCGCGAGCGCGCGATGATGGTGCATCGGTTGAGCGTAAGCTGTCCCTCACTCCACTTGTCATACATTCCGTGCTTTTTGCGGTCGATGTCGATGTTGTAATCCTGAATCAGCAACTCATTCTCGCGAATGCTGCTGGCGATGTTCGCAATACTTTCTTTTGCATCGGTGTCAGTCGCTCCAATCCAAACGGTGAACGGACTACGCCCTGTGACTAGAATCCACTCGGCATATGCTTCAAGGATTGTTGACTTGGCACACCCACGGAATCCCATAACGGCAATGAATCGCTCCACCCCCTGCAAGTCGTTAATCAAATCGCGGTGGAAGTCCGCTGGCTTGAGCTTGAGTTTATTGTTGAGGTAAACAAACAAGTACACGTGAAAATACTCCGCCGTCATAGCCACTCGGAAGTCGCGTTCATTCGGTGAAAGTAATTTGTCTATGGCTTTTTTTGTTAGGCGCAACATCGCGTTAAGTTAGGTTATGTTTAGTTAGGTTATGTTTAGTTAAGTAGGGAGTCTCATACAAGCCCCTCCTAAGCCCCTTCAATTTGCTCACTATCCGCCTCCTCATCTTCATCGGTCTCAAACCACTCGTTATTCATTCGGGTAATTTCCAGTCTGAGTTTCTCTACTTTGTGAGTATGCTCAATCGGGTCACCGTCTACTCCGCTATGCTCGTGAGTCTGTTTTGGTTTACCTTCCAGTCGCTCCCAAATCATCTGGATTGCTTTCATATCACCCTGCGAGATGGCACGTTCAAGTAACCGGTTCACGAGTAGTGCATCGTATGGCTGACCGGTATTTTTTTCGTTTTGTTTGAGCGCCTCTTTTAACTGTGTCGTCAATGACTTTTCGCGCGGTCTACCATTGGGATTTCCGGTTTTTCCTTTTGGGAATGTACCGTCTGAATTCCGCTCGATTTTGTTCTCAGTATCGGGACTTGCCTGTTTTTCGCCTGTTTTATCGTTCATATTACATATTATGCCACACGTTTTGGCTTTATGACAGTAAAGAATCTATACCCTGAGATGTCTAATGTGAGGCCCTCTTCATCTCCAGTCCGGTCTACTCTCATCTGCGTTATCTTCAATTCTTTTTTCACTCGCTCTATTACCTCATTTTCCATAAGCTATTTCGTTATTTGGTTAAATATTAATGTTGCGTTGGTTCGGCATTGTTCCGGCGTGTTGTTATCGAGTATCGTCAGGTTTTCGAGGTCGCGTAAGTTCTCAGTTTTTGTCGCTTTGGCTTTCAAGAATTGCTCTGATTGCTCGCTACCTCTCTCTATGATTCGCTCCGATTGTTTTTCCGTCTGGCAGATGAACTTTGTGCATTCCGTTCCGCTTGCCTCCAGTGTCTCGAATACCTTGCGTGAGAAGAATCTATCGCCCTCGAAGATGACTGTGATTCCGCTCTTCACTCTACACAGCTTATAAAGGTCTGTCACTGCCGTCATTGATAATTTGTCTGTGCCTTGGAACAGTGCGCCGTTGTAGATGCCCAAGATGTACGCATTGTGTTTTGCTGAACGGTAGCCTTTCAGCTTGCCGAGCCTGACTTTGGTTAAATCGTCAAACCGCGCCATCAGCTCAACCATCAGCGTTGTTTTTCCGCTTGCTGGTACCCCTCCGATTCCGATGACTTTGTTCATAATGTTTTTGAGTTACTGAATCTCAATCTGATTCCTAAGCCCATAATGAATATG